TTGCAATGCAAATCATTGGCGGCGAAAGTTCCTAAGGATATGATCCTTAAGGCCTATCAAGACCATAGTGAAGTACTGCAAGTAGAAACGACCATTGATCCTGAGATCATTTTGGAACTTGAATCTTTTCTACTTCCATATCTGGAAGAACTGAGAAAACAATTCAAGAAACCCTGTAATCTCCCTTTACCAAATCGACATTCTACACTAGAAAGTAATAGAGAAAATTTAGGTAATTTGGGTTATGCAATCGAAGAGAATCTTCTCAAAGAAAGCATAGATAAACCAATTTTCCGCAGATTAGAACGAATCGATCCTGTTGTTATCCATTTAATGGGTAAACCAGGAATCGGTAAGTCTCATTCTGTAAAGAAATTAGTTGACCTTATAACCAACAAATTTTCGCTAGACAATTCTGATGTTTATTATCGAAATGCGCATACCGACCACTGGGATGGTTATGACAACCAGCTTATCACTGTTATTGATGATTTTAATTATCAAGTGACCAAGCAGGCTACGGAACTTTCTCCAGAACTCAGAGAATTTCTGACTTTAAAATCAGATTGTGAATATGTTCTCCCCATGGCTCATCTAAGCCAAAAAGGAAAACGGTTCACCTCTAAGTTCCTTATTCTAACGTTGAATCAAGGCATCATTTGTCCAATGCAATTTTTGGACAAGATGGCTTTTCAACGAAGATTAGAAAGAACCTATGTCATGACTGCTTCGGATGTGTTCTCTGAATTGGAATTGGAAAATTTCCATCATTTCCATGATTTCAAAGAATACAAACTAAGCACCCTGGGGCCATTATCGCGCAGATCGGAATTACGAATAACCGATTTGGTGGAAACTGCCATGATTCAATACCATCGAATCATGGGCCAAAAACCATCCATGTTGATCTCTCGTGAGATGAAAATAGGTGGTAGAGGTTTTAGGATGGAATTACCTTCCGATATACCTGATTTTGCAGAAGTGAAAGCACATGCTATCGCTGAACCGCTAAAAGTCAGAATGATCACTATAGGATCAGCCAAAAATTGGCCCCTAAAAGTGATACAACTCCAAATGTTCGAAACCCTAAAGAAATTTAAGATATTCGAACCCTGCTATAACCCTGATATTCAGATGAGTATCAAGGAAGAAGAAGGTATGGTGTTGTTATCGGGAGATTATTCCGCAGCCACGGATGGCCTATCCTGGCAGGTTTCTCAAACCATTCTCCAAAGGATCGGAGAATGTGTAAAAGAAGCCTATCCTGAACTCTACCCACTATATGATCTCGAAAGAGGTTCACATGTGGTATCTTATCCTAAATGGACAAACATTCCGTCTATTGTTCAAGTCAATGGTCAATTGATGGGAAGTCTTCTCTCATTTCCTGTTTTGTGTTTGGCAAATGCCTTCACTTTAACTAGGATTTTTCCAGGCTATAATCTTCGTACGAAGATCCCAGCTAGGATCCATGGAGATGATCTTCTCACTTACT